GACACGTTGTTGGCTAATGGCTGACCTAGCACATGAGTCGCTACCCAGCGAAACGTGTAATCTGGATCAGGTGTCGGATCGGGCAGGTTGCTCGGGGGTACGTATACCGAACGAGCAGATTTATCGCGCGACTTACTGTCACGATTTGAGCGGTCAATAGTTTCAGCCATTTTAATTCTCCAACTTTGCTACTTGAGCAGCATATTGCTGCGGGGTTAAACCAAATTTTTTCGCTAACGCTACTTGCGTTTGAGTTAGCTTAATTTTTCCTGCACTCGTAGAACGAGATACAGAGGCAACCACTGTCGTAGGTCGTTTTTGAACCTCACCAGACCTTGGCTTGTCGTTTGTCTGCCCGAATAAATCAGGAAACGTTGACTTCATGCGACCATCAATTTGGTCGAAATATTCAGCAGAGCGGGGATCCACTCCGTTTGTGACTAGCTTTTGGTGCAGCCCTAGTGCGTAGCTGGTGTATTCCTCAAACCCTTGCTGTCCGAACCACTGGTTTTTTGCCTGCCAGCGCAGAGTTTTTTCGTCCGGTTCAGCCCTTGAAGGTTGGGCTTGTGGCGTTTGTACCTCAAAATTTTCGTCTTGTAAAGGGGTGGGACGATAATTTTTTACTTGTTCTGCACGAATCTTTGCATCCATCACAGCTTCTTGGGCTTCAATGATGGCATCTGTGTCAAAGGACTCTTGGGCTTCCTTGAGTCTGCGCCTTGCCATAGCCAACTCAGTGTCGGCTTTTGACTTAGCGCCTTCAATGATAGCTTCCTGTCCTGTGTAGACGTTTTGCTTGAGGCGTTTGTTCTCCTCAATCAACTGCTGTGCAAGACGCTCAAGCTCTTGCTTCTCACGCATTGTTGCTTCTTTGACACGGCGCTCGTCATGACGGGCATGGGTCAACTCTTTGATGCGTCCCTTGACTTTGTCAGAATAGGACTCGATTTCTTCATCGGTTGGATCAAGCACTTCACGGTCTAGGGGTTTGCGGCCCCTATCACGCTCGGGCGTGTCGTCCTCAATTTCAATCTCTATCTCGCCTTCGCCTTCTATTTCAAACTCAACGTCGGCAGTCTTTTTGTCCTCGACTTCGTCGGGGAACTTGTACGGTTCAGCCATATTCTTCCTTTCAAGCGCGGGTTAAGCCGCGAGGGTCTTGCACAACAGCATCAACTTGGTCGTCATTGATGAGACGGAACTCCTTGCCAAAGATCTTAAATCTTGTGCCGGAGTAAGTACGTACTAACACGAAGTCGCCCTCTTTACACCATGCTCCGTTGGGGAACTTGGCGGTGTCTCCGTACGCATCGGGGCCAACTTTTAAAACAAACAACACGGTGGTAGCGTGTTCTTCTTGGCGCATAAACTCAACTGGTTTATACAGGCTTGATCCTGCAATCTTTTCGTCAACATCTGGCACAGCGCAAAGAATCTTCCAACCCGTGGGGATAGGAAGTTGCGTGGCTTTTTGCTCATCGCTAGAGTCAGGTTCAGGTGCATCCAAAGCTTGGATGGGGTCAGGCAGTGCAAAAGCACCGGGGGAAAGATCAATGTCACTCATCTGATTCTTCAACTTTCTGTGCAAGGTCAAGTAGATAACGCTCTGCGAGGGCTAGACCCTGAATAATCCCGCAGAGTTTTTGGTACTCTTCAAAAGTACGGCACGAACCCCCAGCCAAGTCATCGGCATAGTTGTTCATGTCAGTGCGTATTTTTTCACGTAATACGCGTACGAAGTCTTGGATCATGATTTAGGTTCACGTTGTTTGCCGCTGTTTGAGAGCGCAGCAGTACGCGCTTGTAGAGCCATCTGAGCCTTACTCTTTGCGATGTCAGCGCCCATTTGGAGGCCGGCACGTTCTTGTTCAAACTGTTGCTTGAATTCGCTCTCTTTGATTTGCGCACCTGTGCGAAGAGCTTCTAGTTCCAGTTTGCCGCTGACTTCTTGTTCTTTCAAAGCTTGTTGATCGGCCTTGGCAGCAGCGTCCATCATGATCTTCTGTTTCTTCAACTCCAGTTCCTGACCTTTGAGTTGGAGTTCCTGCATCTGCAACTGCAACACGGGGTCTTGCATTTGTTGCTGTGCCTGCATCTGCGCAGCCTTGGCTTGGTTCTGCATCAACACCTGTTGCGCCGCTTGAGCCATCATGCCGGACAAGGCAATCTCAATCTGCGGTGGCAACTTCTCGTCTTCGGGAGGCAGGGGCATACCAAGTTGTTGCTCAATCTTCTGGCGCATCTGATAGCCAACGTGCTCTGCAATGTGCGCAGTAATTGCGCCCATGATCTTGGGAGCCTGTGGGTTCTGGCCAATGAACTGTTGAATCATCGGGTCTTGCAGCAGCATCATGTGTACCTGCATATGAGCGGCGTGATCCTGATGCAAAAACGCCTTGAGGGGTGTGCCCTTGAGTGCGTTCTGGTTCTCTTGCACGGGGTCAATCGGTTTCATGTCTTCTTCGATTGGCACAAGCTTCTCAGCGTTCTTGATGCCTAGAACGTTCAACATACCGCGGTGCAGTTCTGGCAAGTTGTAAATATCCGGAGCCATCTGTGCCATCTGAATGACGGCTTGGTACTGGATAACGCGCTGAGACATGGTCGCAGCGTTGGGGTCTGACACGGGGATGATATCCACCAAGTCATAGTCGGCTTTCTTAGCTTTGCGAGTGCCGTACTCGGGTGTGTATGTGTAGTCCGCGTCTGTGTAGTCGCGGATGATATTCTTCAAGAGTTTGAACTCTTGCTTCAGGGCAAAGTGCACACGAGCCTGCACCGCAGTCATCACCTTTAACTGGCGCTCCAAAAGCGCAAGGGTGGTTCCCACAGGAGCCTGCGCAGACATGTCACTGACCTTCATGTCAGCAGTCGCGGCAAACCGGCGACCTTCATCAACGATGGTCTGCATCAAGTTAAACAGCGTAGCGCTTGGCTCCTTGTACGGGAGTGGCAAGATATTGTCACGGATCGTGCCTGAACCAACGTCTACGTCACGGAACTCTCCGGGCGCGATTGGTGTGTCATCGCCCTTGATGCGAAGGCCACGGGTTTTAAGTCCACCGGGCAAGTTGCTGAGCGTTCCTGCATCGACAAGTTGTCGCATGAGAGAGGTAGCGGATTTAGCAAAGCCTCCGATAAGATGGAAAAGCCCGAAGCCGTAAGCTCCAAAACCTGGGATGTACTGGTAATGAACAAAATGCTGGCGCTTGAGTCTGAGGTCATCGTCTTCGTTCCAGTTGCGGCGGATTGACAGGATGTCGTTAGAGCCTTTAATCAACGTGACAACGTACGGCAACATGATGCCGGTCTCTTCGTCCGAGTCGTCCTTGTCTTCATAACCTTCAAGGTTCAAATCTACGTGGCACTCATACAACGTGTAGCGGTCGTCGTTCAAGTCACTAAAGCCGGTCTCTTTGTCCTTGGCTTTTTGAATGTCTGTCAAGTCTCTGGGTGCGTCAGGCAAATCAACGTCAAGATAGAAGCCCGCTTGCTGAAGCTTGACAATCTCGTTCTTGGTCTTGCGCATGACGTGCGTGATGCGGTAGCAAGTATCCAAATCTGTTGTGCCGTACGGCAGATACATGTCTTCCGCAGGAATAAACATCGACACCTGACGTCCCAAATTGGGATCGTAGTACACCTTCTTAAACGCAGAGCCTGTGGCCGGTAGTGACCAGAGCATGCGCTCGTGTTCAGCGCGGTACTCCGTCATGACTTCCGTCAACTCGTAATTCATGTCGTCTTCGACATTGATTGCAATCTCTTTCATCTCTGGCGTTTCTTTGCCGATGAGTTTGCTACGCACAGGCCCTTGGGCTGGGAACGTCTCAGTAATTGTCTCTGCTTGGAAGCGCACAACAGCTTCGGTAATCATGGGGTGGAACACGCCGCATGCGCCGTTCCAAGGTTCTGTTCTTTCCTCTATTTGGAGGCCAAGTAGTTTCAACCCATCAACGTAGGTTTTCTCCCAGTCCTTGCGGCCATTCTTGTCGTTGTCAATGTCAGACACCAAGTCGCCAGCCAGCGACTGCAAGGCGCTACTCTTTATGTACTCAGCCAAGTTATCACTGAAGCCTTCTTCGCCGTCGTCTTCTCCGGGTGTGATGGTGATCTCCATCCCGTCCATACCAATGGTGACTTCTTGGGGATCAACGATCTCGATCTCCAAGGGGGACTCTTGCTCACCCAGCGCGTCAATGCCCATTGGTTGTTGGTACAGCGCTTTGTCGATGTTCGTTGCCATGTGTGTTCCTAGTAATATTCGTATTTCCGGCGGTGAAAGAGAGTAAGGTCATCTTTCTCGTCCGTGTCTAAACTGATAAAGCCGCCTTGCCTAAAGCGTAGCAGCGCCTGTGTTGTCGTATCCACGTAGTCGTCGTGCTCCCCGACTGGGAACGCGGCCATCTCTTCAATCACTTCCCGTGCCCAGCGTGTGTCGGGTGCCCAGACTTTACCACTGCTGAATAAATCCGCAACAGCGTTGACACGCACCATTTTGTCGTTGCCACGGGACGGGCTGAACTCCTGCACAGGTATGCCCAACGCCCTGAGTTCCTGAATCAACGGGGCCCCTGCTGCCTTTTTCTCCACAATGAACGCATCAGGCTCCCACTCTTTGTAGTTTTTAAGTGCCACCACCTTAAGTTCAGGGAAAGCCATGCGATCTTTAAACGCATCCAGAAGGATAAGCTGGGGGGAGTCATTTTCTTCCTCGTTGTAGAAGATGCCCCACGTTGTACACGCG